CATCCACAGTGATTAACTGCGGAGGGTTGTTGTCATTCCAATACTTGACCGCATTCACAGTCACGCCAGACAAAATTGGATTTGAGTTCTGACTGACTTCTGGCAAGTCCAATGTCAAAGGTGTTCCGTACAAACTTGCGGTGTTGTACCAAACGCGATATGACGTTGGAAAGATGGACATACCAAGGAAATCCTCGATAGTCATCCGAACGGCCACTTCAAGGCCAGCCAAATAACTATCTTGGCTTTCGTCATCAAACAGGTTTAACTGATTGGTGACTTCATCCATTGTCAGCCAAGGCGTAGCAATGTCGCGACTGATTTGCTCTGTCTTTGTGTAGTTGAACGGATTGCGCGTTGGCGCACCGTAATTCAAGTAACCGAGTTGTGTATCAGCGGACATTTTTTACCTCTTAGGCTGCGCTGATACGAACACCAGCGAACGGGTCACGCACAGAGCTTACCAGACGTTTTTCTGCGTACAGGGTGATGAAGCCGGGCTTGGTTTGCTCATACATTTGAACATTCATTTGCTCGGTGTCACCAATAGTCAAAAAGCGATTCCAGTTTGCCAAGTAGACAGGGAAATCAGCAGAAAGGTATGGGTTTGGAATAACAGGCCAACCAAAGACGCGACCAACAGCCGCGCCATCAGAATCCCCGATCTCCAAGAACAAAGGCATACCAGAGGTATCTTTCAACTGACGCAAGGCCAGAATCATTGCTGGACTCATGTGCCAAGCTGTGCTTTCCAAAGACCAATACTGAGCAGGCAAAGCATTTGCGGCAGCAACAATCTTGTTGTATGTCACAGCAACGCCGCCCAAAGACACGGTGGCAATGTCATGCAAGCCATCAGTCATTGCGGTGCCGCTTGAGCCGTAGGCACTCACGGAACCAGATGGGTAACTATCCAAGCCGCGCAGACCGTACTCAGCGCCAGTGGCGTCTGTGGTCGAACCAGATTGGTCGTCGTTCAAAATCATTGATTGACCTTCCAATTGAGCGAACTCAAGAGCCAAGTCTTCAACCAAGGTAGATTCAAGGGCGTTCACATCTGACAGAACAGCAGTACGGATTGGGAGCTGTGCAACCAACACGCGCACTGGCAATTGCCAAATGGACGTATCAACATCAGGAGAACCTGAGTTGGGAGTAAATTCGTAACCCCAAGGATTTGTGGAGTTTGCAGCGTTACCAGTCTTGGCAACGAATTGAGCATCAGAGCCGTTCACGGCAATTTGGCGAGAGCCTTGACGCAATGGATTTGCTTGACGCAGAGCGGCAAACGCATCGTCGAATACAACATTACCACCAACACCCGAACCAGAACCAGTGATTGCAGAGGCTTCTTTCAGGTCAATGGTGACTTTGCCACCTTCGGTAATGGCTTGCTTAATGCCGTTCAGGATTTTTTCGGTGATAGTCATGGTTGTTCCAATGAGAGTTAAAAGAGAAGGGGCCGAAGCCCCTTCAAGGCAACTATCAGGTTGCAGTGCCAGTTGAGCGATAACGCACGATGGCGTTAGGGTCACGCACAGAGGTAGCCAGACGTTTTTCACCAAAGAAGGTGATGAAGCCGGGCTGTGTCTGGTCGTAGCGGCGCATAACCATGTTCAAACGATCAATGATTGTGTGACCACGAGAGAAGTCACCAAAGTACATTGGGAACAGGCTAGTTGTGCCAGCGGAACCAGTTGCGGTTTGCGATGGAGTGTCCAAATACTTGTTCACAACAACGTCAAAGCCCAACAAGCGGCCAACAATACCGTTTGTTTCCAGAGGAGACATACGCTCAAACACAGGAGTGCCGTTGCTGTCTGTCAAACCACGGATTTGAGCCAACAGGACAGGGCTAATGATGAACTTGGCATCAGTAGTCCAGTATTGTTGTGGCAAAGCGTAGATGAAGTTCACAACGTCTTTGTAGGTGATGTTTGCAGCACCGACAGTGTTGCCGTTGGTTGTCAACTGGTCATAGGTTGCCAAGCTGTGCAAGCCGCTGGTAGAACCAGTGCCAGACGAGCCAAAAGCAGCCACAGTAGTAGAACCACCAGCGTAGGTAGCAGCAGCACCAGCGTACTGATTCAAGCCGCGCAAGCCGTTAGAGCCGCCGTAAGGCAAGCTGGTAGCGCCTTGGTCGTTGTTTTGAATCATCGACAGAGCTTCGGCTTGTGCGAATTCAGCCAACATATCGTCAACCACGTTTGCTTCCAAACCGTCGATGTCATCAAGAGCAGCAGTACGGATAGGGAACTGAACGTTCAAGTCTTGCAAAACCAATTGCCAGATTGAAGTGTTTTCAGTTGTAGCCGCGCCGTTGTTCTGGATTGCGTAGCCCCATGCGGCGCCAGCATTGCCAGTCTTCACGCGGAACTGATAGCTTGAGCCATCGGTAGCCACAGTGCGAGACACGCCGCGCATTGGGTTAGCCAAACGCAGAGCAGCAAACACAGGGTCATAAGCAGTACGACCGCCTTGACCATTGCCGCCGCCTGTCAGAGCCGAAGCTTCTGTCATGTAGGCTTGCATTTGAGACTCGTCTGCAAAAACTTGCAGTTGCTTCTCAAAAGACGACTTGCCTTCTGCGATTGCCTTGAGCTGTTCTTTGACAGAACGGTTCACATCAGCGCGAACTGACTTGGCTTTTTCTTTGTGGACTGCGGCAGCAGGAATAGCGGCAACTTTGGCCTCCAAAGCGGCAACCATTTCGCTGAATTCGTTTTTAACGGCTTCAACGGCGGCAGGGATTTTGGCTTCAACGGCCACGATGCTCTCAGCTTGTTTAGCTTCGATGGCATCCAATTTGTCGAGAATGACTTGAGACATGATTAACCTTTCAGGCGTTTGTCGAGGAGTTTTAACAATTCGCGTTGCTCAAGAGCTTCGAGAATTGCTGCGTTGGTCGCTTCCGCATCAGAATCGCTCTGAGTCGTCGCATTTTCAATAGGCTCTTGAACGGCATCACGCTGCTCAATCACTTTTTTGAAGGTAGATGCGGCAGCGACCGCATCTTTCTTGGATAGACCAGCATCACGCAGGGCTTGTTCCAAAACTTTCAGGTCGGCAGTGCCATCAGCTCGGAAATATTCCAGCTTTTGCACTTCGGCCATTGGATTGTTTGGGTACATCACGACTGACACCTCACGCAAACCACCCTTGGTGATTTGGAAGTAGCCGTCTTCGTATGGGTCATCAGAACCAACGGTCATAGGAGTGCCGTCTTCTTTTGTCCACTGATATTCTTCGGCGTATGCGCCAACAGACACGCCACCAAACATATTTGGCGACTCGCTCATCACTTGATACAAATCAGAGCCTTGAGTGGTGTTCACATACAAACGACCGCAGGCTTTCATGCCAGTTTCGTCAAACTCAAACGATGTCCACTCACCCACAGGGATGGAGTCGGCGTCATGGTTTACGAACATTGGGAGAGGACGACCAGCTTTGCTGAACGACTCTGCCCATTGCATAAATGCCTCGGGTTGGTAGTTGAACTTGCGACCATCAGCGCCTTCGCGTGGCCCCCAAGTTGTGACAACGGCTTCAATATTGCCTGTTGGCTCTACGTTGTCTGCTTTTTCGAGTACCAGCTTGGCCTCGCACACCATCATCAAGTTTTGCGTCATGGATTACCTCATCGACTTTGGATAAATCAATGTCGTGTATTGTTTTTGGCGGTCTGCCGCGCTTTGGGGGCGGCGCAACAGTTGGTCTATTTGCTACCAACGATGCTACCATAATCTTAAAAATCAACGACATTACTTGCCGATATTTAATTTATTCCGCTGTTGACCACCGCCTCCACCAGTATCTTGGGCGCTTGAGCCTGCAATTGGGTCACTTGGTTTTGCGTCTTGCTTCAATTCGTTGCCACCTTCTTTTTGGGGCTTACCCAAATATTCACGAGCTTCGTTTGGAGTCAAGATGCCAGCTTCCACGCCAGCTTTCACATAATTCATTTGGTCAATTGGGGCGCCCTTCAAAAAGTTTGCCGTGTCGAACTGAATGCTCAGTGATGGATAGCCATTGAACAGTTGCTGCTTCAATTTGTCTTGCACGTTCACGATGGTTGGGTACATCGTTGATTTGTAAAACTCATCAAGCATGGTTTGAGTGTTGTTGTACTTCTGGTCTGCAATTCCGATCATTGCAGGAGGCACACCAAACAAACCACAAATGCGTTTCATGGTCTGAATCTTCAACTCGGCAGCTTGAGTATCTTGCAACGTCAGAATATCCAAAGGCGTGTACTTCATGCCTTGGTCGAGCAACATACCTTGGCCGGGCTTGGATTCGTCGGTGCGTTGGCTACCAGTCATACTTGACCAAGCCTCTTTCAGACGCGCGGCCAACTCTTTGTATTTGCCATCAGGGATAACCTGCTCAGTCGTGAACATACCAGTCGGCTTGGCGCCGTTCAGCATGATGAAGTTGGCGTAAACGTCGATGTCTTGATCTAGCGTCACCAATTCAGCCGCCAAGATGCCCTTGTTGAAACCAGCGGAGCCTTGCCATGCCGCCTCTTTGACGTGCATCACTTGATGAGCCATCAAAGGCTCGTCTTTGCTGAAACCGTAGGATGGAGTAGACAGTCGATACGAGGGGTAACGAGCTGGATTGATCGTCACAGCAATCAGCGTCGAATCCAACACATACATTTCAATTGGAGTCTGTGATGGGTTCTTCTGTTCTTCTCTCCACCACAAAGTAAACGCTTCGCCAGACAATTCCAACCACATGAGCCACTGATACCAAAACTCATATTTCGATTGAAAGTTGTTTGGGTTGTTTAGCAGCTTTGCAACTTGTTTGGCCTTGTTCTTGTCGCGGATACCAACAGATTTGTCTTTGACCGCATCCAAGTAAGAGCCGTCATCAGCCTCGGCCATGATTTTGATTGGCAACTGAGCCAACGCGCGAGCTTTTGCGCCAACGCAAGCCATGACGGTGCTGTTGCGCGTCAACATGCTCATGTCGATTGGACGACCAGCGGTATTCGTGCTGGAAGTTGTCACATACAGGACTTGAGTGTTTACAGTGGGGCGAGTATTGCTACCCGAGTAAACAATGTTGTTGCCAAGAGCCGTTTGACCAAAAAGCGAGTTGCTTTCATTGGCTTGCGTGGACTTACGTTTAAAAATGTCAAGAATAGCCATATCAACTCCTAGTTTCCGTGATGTTATCACTCAAAATAATCGTAGTCCATAGGAGTCTGATACGAATACGTTATCCAAATGGCAATGCAAAGCCATAATCATGGCGATAATTCCGTCCACCTTGGCGGATGGGTCGGCCTCGTTTTTTCTCACTTTTACGTTGCCGTTTACGTCCGTATAGACCTCGCAGTTGCCTAATTGCCATCCCACAAACGGATTTCCGTCATGCTTGATAGCTTTTTTGAGTATGAGCTGTTCAGCCGTCTTAGAAGGATTCGACAACACCGCCATGCCCTGTCCAACCTTTTTAACAGGTAGGCCATAGGAGAACAGATTAGCCACCAAAGCAGCAGCGTTATAAGGGTCGTAGCCAATTTCTTTAACTTCATACAGCTCCGCCTCTTGTCGGATATAGGATTCGATTTCGTTTAAGTCGGTCACGTTGCCGGGCGTCAAGTGCAATATGCCAGATGCCACGGCCTGACTAAAGATTGATTTGTAATGGTTCGGAATTAACTCAATCGACTCCTCGGGCAAGAAGAACTTGAATTTGGCATACAAGTCTTCCTCGGCATATCTGTGCAACGTCACCACGGCATTCAAGTCTCGGCTATGAGCCAAGTCAAATCCAATAAACGTGGCTTCCGGCTTATCAGCAGGCAAAGCAGCCGCGGACTCATCCCAATATCGGCGATCGACCCATGCGGCATTAGAGCTGACGTAAATGTTGAGCTGTTTGCACAAAAACTCATTAAGGGATGCGGGTTTACTCTTGGCCTCATCAGCCATGTGCTGAATGGCCTCGGTTGTGACCGACACACCAAGCATGGGGTTTGCCTTGCCCCACACAGCAGGGTCAGACCACTCGTCGCCCGGGTCTACGGAGTACAGTAAGCCAAACCAACGATGCGAATCTTCTGCGGCGCCACGCAGCACAGCACGAAAATGATTCAAGTCCTCAAAGAACTTTGTCTCTTTGGTGAAGCTCGCAGTCGTCAAGTACATCCTCAAGGGGTTCTTACGCGCGGCCATACCTGAATGCAAAACCTCAATTGAGCCGCGCTCGGTAATCTGCGCAGCCTCGTCAATCATGGCGCAGGATGGGTTCTTGCCGTCACCAGTCTTACGGTTTTCACGAGACAAGGCGCGATAGGTGGATGTAGAGTCGCCAGCCTTTTTCAGCTCACTTCGGAACGGAATGAATCGGCTTTGCAACTCAGGGGCCATGCTTTCCATGATGGCCTTGGACGAGTCGAAACAGATTGATGCCTGCTCACGGTTGGTCGCCAAGGTAAACACTTCGGGGCCAGCTTCGCCAAACAGCAGCTCGTATAGGGCAATGATGGACGCAAGGGTTGTCTTGCCAGACTTACGCGGCACAAACAGGATAACGTCCGTCACCCATCGAATACTATGGTCTTTCTTGTTTCGAAAGCCGTACACCGCCGCAAGAAATAGAACCTGAAACCCCTCAAGCTCAATCGACTTGCCTGCGTCCGGCCCTTTGACATGGCGACAGAACTTGGCAAACTTGAGGATGTGTTCAGCCTTGGCAGGGACAAACTCGTAAGGCGCATCTTTGCGCTCAACCATGTCCAAGAATCGCTGACAAGCAATCTTGACGTCTTCACACGCAAGTTGGTCGCCACGAACAACGGCGGTGGCGTACTTAAACGCAGGTTCAAGCAGTGTTGAATAACTCATCTATGGCAGTGGGTGTAGAAGTCTTCTTTGGGCGACCACGGGCCACAAGCGCAAGCTCTGCCAGTATCTTGATAGCCTTGTCGAGACATTCGGTTCGTATCTTGTAATAGGGTGAGGTTGCAGGGCCGGAGTTGTAATGCTCAATCATGCCTTGAACCTGAATAATCTTCTCTGCGTCAATCAGGCTTTGCATGGTCATCACCAACATTCCCACTAGCGTTTCATCACTCGCAGTCAAGGCGCCTGTGGAGCTTTCCACTTCGCTACGAATCTGAGTCTCAAAAACGGTCGCGTCCCATGTGTCAGGCTCACGAATGTAATTGATGATGTGTTTGGGTGCTTTTTTCATGGGAATTCCCTTAAATCCTGTCAAGAGTATAGCTTACTCCCCCTGTTGAGTTACCT